CCATGACAGATCTATATTATGGACCTGTACATGAATATGATCCAGAATATATTACAGATCTTGCTAATTATTATGATGCAACTAGAATCTTTGAAGCTACACATGAAGATGTAGTTGATTTAATTTCTAAGAAGAATATTGTTGCAATGTTCCAAGGTAAATCAGAATCAGGTCCTCGTGCATTAGGCAATAGATCTATCATGTATGATCCAAGAGATCCAAAAGGAAAGGATCATGTGAATACAGTGAAACGTCGTGAGTATTTCAGACCTTTTGCTGGATCAATATTGAAAGAATATGTACATGAATGGTTTGATCTTCGTGGTATGGATGATACACCGTTTATGATGTATGCTGTTAGATGTCAAGAAGGAATCAAAGAAAAGATTCCAGCGATTATTCATGTTGATGATACATGTAGAATTCAAACAGTTACAGAAGATGTCAACCCTCATTACTATAATTTAATTAAGACTTGGTATGATAAGACAGGATGCCCTATTATCTTCAATACATCCTTCAACCTAGGCGGAGAACCTCTTGTGGAGACCCTAGACGACGCTCTAAGGACTCTTGCAAATAGTTTGATAGAATACCTCTATCTGCCTGAGTACGGTCTTATGATCGAAATAAAGAACTGATGAGGGAAATAAAAGAATACGCATACCCATATCAAGAAGATAACACTGAATTGATGGTGTCCATTCTTAATTCTCAAAGTATTACAACAGAGAGTTATACAGAAAGATCAGAGAATTGCCACATAGCAAAAGGAGTTGAAGAATCACGAGCAGTTCAAAAATTTATAAAGTGGATAGAAGAGACAACAGATACTACATTAGAAGATATATGGGGAGTTTGGTATTATGATGGTGGCGGTATAAAATGGCATACACATGTAGGAGATTTTAGATATTCATTTGTTTATTACATACAGGTGCCAGAAAATAGTTCATCAATAATTTTTAGTGAAGATCCAGAGAAAGGCGAACAAACTACAATGTATCCGAACCAAGGCATTTGTATGATATGGGATGGTGATTTTCCACATTGCGTTCCTCCTAGTAATCACAAAGGTAGATGTGTTTTATCTGGTAATCTAATATGAAGTTTGAAGTTTACGACGATTTTATATCACCAACGTATCAAAATATATTAGAGAGTCTGCTCTCTGATTATAATACTAGGTGGTCATATCAACCACACATGGATTATGGTGAACATGGGTCTCCACAATTTTTAATTGGCGTATTAGATAATGGAAATGTAGGAGATCAAATGTTACACTTTGCTCTTCTAGGTTTGGTTAGTAAGATCATAGATGAACAATTACCGAACTGTATGAATACTAGAATAAGAGCAATACTACAGACTCCTTTAGTTAATCCACCAAAGCATTATATTCCACATACTGATGATATAGGAAATGAATTTTGGAGTGCTATTTACTATGTAAATGATGCCACAGGTGACACATACTTGTTTGATCAAAAGATGGATGAGGTTGATAACCCAATAGATTGGAGGTGGAATCATAGTGATTCTGTATCTCCCAAGAAAGGAAGATTAATAATATTCCCTTCTCAACATTTTCATGCTGGTTCACCACCTAAATCTGATAGAAGGATGTTACTCAATTTTAACTTTGCCAAAAAATGAAAAGAATTAAAAGACTAGTTATTGTTGGTGGCGGAACTGCTGGATGGATTACTGCATCATGGTTTGCTCGTAGATGGGGAAAGATGATGGAAGTAGTTGTAATTGATAAATCAGAACCAGAGAGAGTGGGTGTAGGTGAGGCAACTCTTCTAAGTTTTCCAAATGTCATGAAGATGATGGGATATAAATCTACAGATTGGTTGAAAGAAATAGATGCAACATTCAAAGCTGGTATTTTATTTCCAGGCTGGGGTAAAGAAGATCAAACAATATGGCATCCATTTTCATTTACAAGTGTAGGTGATTCTAAGACACCTCTGTATGATCTATGGTCATCATTTCAAGATGAGTATGATATAAAAAAAATATCTCCAATGTATGTTTCTTCTATGGCTAATAGAATTGAAACAGAGTACACGCATGATTCTTATGCTTTCCAAATTGATTGTGGTAAACTTGTAAGATTCTTACAGAAAAATACGATACCTTATCTTAAAGATTATATTCAATCAGATGTGGTAGATATCTATAGAGATGGTAACGCTGATGATATAACAAGATCAAGTATAAAAGAATTAGTTTTAGATGATGGATCAAGAATCACTGGAGATTTATTCATAGATTGCACAGGTTGGAAACAGATGCTTATAGGACAAAGGAATGTTGATTGTAGTGATAGATTGTTTATAAATTCTGCCTTGGCTGCAAGAGTAGAGTATAAAGATATTAGTGAACAACATCCATACACTGCCTGTCCAGCACAAGAACATGGTTGGATATGGAAGATTCCTACCAAATCTAGAATAGGCACAGGATATTGTTTTAATAAAGATATTACTGATCCAGATAAAGTTGCACAATCATTTTCTGATCATTGGGATGGTAGAATAAAACCAGAAGATATGAGATTGTTAGATTGGAAACCTCAATATTCTAAAAGTTTTTGGGATGGTAATGTAGTTCCTATTGGTCTTTCTGCTGGATTTATTGAACCTTTAGAAAGCACAGGTTTGGCACTGATGATAAGAGGTGTTGAGTATCTAGAAGAATCAATTTATGGATGTAGTTATAATTCTAAAGTAGATCCGCCTTTCTATCATACTAAGATGAGAGCTAGTTTTGAAACCGCTGTAGATTATGTTAGTATGCACTATTCATATGCAGAAAGGAAAGGAAAGTTCTGGGATTTTGTAAGATCTAAATACAGGAAAACTCCTTCACAAATTTTCTTTGAAGAGGAGATTCAGAACCCACACAAACAGACAGTGCAGACTGGGAGGGTAGGTTCTTTCTTTGATGGTACTAACTGGCAAGTCTGGCTACTGCAATTAATGACTGACAAAATTAATCCAAAAGAATATTGGAAAAAGGATGTGAGTTGTGTGCCAAGACTTAAGAATTTTGTGTATAACACATTACCAGATAACCAGAAAAGTTCAGTTCCTCATAATGAATACCTCTCGCACATATATACACTCAAATGAATAGAATAGTATGGTGTAATGGAACATTTGATATCCTACACCCAGGCCATATAGAATTATTTAAAGTAGGGAAATCTCTAGGAGACAAACTCATAGTAGCAACAGATACAGATGAAAAGATACGTCAAGATAAAGGTGAGTCTAAGCCCATCAACAATCTTTGTGACAGAATTTCGATGTTACAAGCGATAAAATATATTGATGATGTCTTATATTTTAATACAAGATCAGAATTAGAAGGGTTGATAAAACTCTATTCACCTGATATACTATTGTTAGGTGATGATTGGCAAGGAGGAGATGTGGTTGGCATAGAGTTTGCAAAAGAAACTAGATTTCTTCCTCGACTAAATTATTCTACAACTGACATAATCAAAAAGATTCGTGCATAATGTAATTGTCATAGGTGATAAGTGTACCGATAAGTATGTCTACGGTGAGACCACTAGGCTTAGTCCAGAGCAACCTGTTCCTGTTCTAGATAAAACTAGAGTAGAGGAAAGGCCTGGTATGGCTGCCAATGTTGAAGTGAATCTCAAAGCATTTGGTGTTAATACCATTCTACTTTCTCAAAGAGAACAAATAACCAAAACTAGATTCATAGATACAAATAGTGGTTATCAGTTATTGCGTTTGGATGAAACTCCAAAGGTGGGTAGAATTGCAAATGCCGAATTGAAGATGGCACTAATGCACATGAATCCTGATGCAATTGTTATTTCAGATTATGACAAAGGATACATTAGTGAAGATGATCTATGGCATCTATGTCACAATTTTAACAGACCAGTGTTCGTAGACACTAAGAAGCGTAGACTTTTTCAGAAAGATAATGTATTCTGGAAAATAAACAAGAAGGAGTACGATGACCTCGACAAAGACCATCTACCTAATGACACTCATCTTATTGTTACTTTGGGGTCAGCTGGTGCAACATGGGCTGGCACCAAATTTCTTCCTCAAGTAGTCAAAGTTTTTGACGTATGTGGGGCTGGAGACACTTTTATGGCAGCTTTGGTTTATGAATTTTTAAAAACCCAAAACATGCAGAAGTCTATTGATTTAGCAAATAGAGCTGCTGCAATTTCAGTAACACATCCTGGCGCTTATTACTTGAGTCAGGATGATATAGAATCACTATACGGAGCAAGAAATGGACAAGATAGCGGTAAGCAAAGCGGACTTAATGCACCTGAGATTACAAGCTTGGCTGAGAGAACATACATGTGAAGACATAGCATATTTGGGAGAGTCAAAAGATAAAGACGGTGAGATGAAACATCTATATCGTATTGGAGAACATGAAGTATTTCATGATATGATTCATGAATTAGAGATGGAAGAAGTTCCTGATGACGAATATTGAATATATTTGGAGAGTAAATGGATCTGATATTTTTTACACACCAGAAACAAATGGTGGCGGAGATCATTTCTTTTCAGAATATTTTGATTTAGTAAATCAATATTATGGCAGAGTTCATCACATCATGGAGTGGTGTAGTGGGCCTGGATTTATAGGTTATGGAATGATGGCTTGTAATATATGTGATCGTCTTACACTATTAGATAAATTTGAACCAGCAATAACTGTAGCAAAAAAGACTGCTGAGAATTCTTTTATCAAAATTATAGACATGTCGGATACTGAAAAAATATATCATAGAAGAGTCTTTCCTCGTACAGAAATATATCACTCAGATAATTGTTCAGTATTACCAGAAGATGAAAAGATAGATTTAGTTGTAGGTAATCCTCCTCATTTTGAAAATGAAGAAGATGCAATAAAAGCTCTGAGTGCTATGGGTAGTCCTATTTTTAATGATCACCTGTCAGAAATTTTATTAGATCCAAAATGGGATGCTCATAGAGATATGTTTAATCAACTATCGACAAGATTAAGTGATGGTGGTAGAATATGTTTACAACTCCACTCAGGTGGATCTAACGTAGATACATTCAAACCAATGGTTGAAGAAGCTGGACTTAGAATCACTGCCAAAATAGAAAGTATTCAATACCAAGACATTTATTATATGGAAGTTCAAAAATGAGATACTGTGTTGATATTGATGGAACTATTTGTAGTCCTACTGTGGGTAGAGATTACTCCAAGGCAATGCCATGGTGGGATCGGATTGCTGTCATAAATAAGTTGTATGATGAAGGTCATTATATCACTTACTTTACCGCAAGAGGTATGGGTCGATTTGGTGATGATCCAGATGCAAGCGTAAAAGCATCTGCTCTATTATTTGATCTTACAGAACAACAACTTAAAGGTTGGGGATGTAAATATCACACTCTGATCTTAGGTAAACCACACGCTGATTTCTTTATTGATGACAAAGGAGTGAATTCTGATGAGTTCTTTAGGACCAAGTAGAAGACCTCGTAATGCCCGTGCAGCAGAACCTATAAAGTATGTGCCGAAGGGATGGGGATATGAAAAATGGATTGCAAACTGCGAGAAGTATTGTGGTAAACTTTTGTTTATTGCAAAAGATAAACAGTGTTCATGGCACTATCATAAATTAAAAGACGAAGTATTTTTTGTACAAAGTGGTAAGATAAAATTATATCATGGTTGGGATGACGATATAGAAAAAGCTGAGATAACAATACTAAGAAGAGGAGATAAGTTTCATGTGCCTATTGGTCTCAAGCATCGTATGTTTGCGTTAGAAGATACTGAACTATTTGAGTTTAGTACAGAACATATGGATACAGATTCACATAGGATTATGCCTGGCGATTTGATATGATAGAAAGAATAGCAGACATGTTATATGTTGAGAGAAACGTTCTTTCTCAAGAACAGTGTGATGAGTTGATAAAATATTTTTGGGAAAATGAAGATAAGCATGATGATGGTAAAGTAGAACACTTTGTCAATGGAGAATATAAAGGTAAGTTAGTAAACAAGGATCATAAAAATTGTATGCAATTCATGTTTGAGCCTGGTCATAAGTATGCAAACTTAATGACTCAAGTAATACAAGACGCATATATGAATTATAGAAAACAATTATCAGTATTACCAGCAGCTGAACTTGCAATATTAGATTACACTATCAGATGTTATCCTAAAGGTGAAGGTATATTTAAAACACATGTAGATCAAGGTGACGGCGGAACTATATCAAGATTATTTGGTTGTATCATCTATCTCAATGATGTAGAAGAAGGTGGAGAGACATTCTTTCCTGATTGGAATATTGGATGTAAGTGTGAGATGGGTAAGATATTATTATTCCCATGCAACTGGATATTTCCACATGGATCTACTAAGA